AAATTCATTCGATCCAAATTTTTTTTCTAATTTTGCTATATTCAATCTACGATTGAAAAAATATTACCACAACCCTCGGATTAAACGAATCAACCCTAGCTGGGTAGCAAATCGAAATGAAGTTAAGCAAAAACCTCTCCTTAAAAGAAGTAATAAAGTCAAATACGGCGACACGCCTGGGTATCAAAAACGAGCCTGAGCAGTGGGAGATTAATAACCTGCGTGCTGTAGCCGAGAATATATTCCAGCCAGTGCGCGACCATTTTGGCGTCCCTATTGGTGTTAGTTCAGGATATCGATGCAAGGAGTTAAATAAGGCTATCGGGGGAAGCAAGTACTCTCAGCATATGATTGGGGAAGCTCTCGACATAGACGCCGATATATACGGGAAGGTGACGAACGCAGAGATATTTAACTATATCAAGAACAACCTGGAGTGGGATCAGATGATATGGGAGTTCGGGGATGATGAGGAACCCAACTGGGTGCATGTCTCTTATAAAGAATCTGGAGGCAACAGAAAGCAGCTCAGAAGAGCCTATAAAGACGAAAAGGGAATTTATTACACCAACATATAATGGCTAAACAGTTAAACAACTATGCCCCAAAGGAAACTACGGTTAACCGCCCTGGAGTACACGCTAAGACCAAGACGTCTAAAAACAAGCGCAGTAAAAATTACAAAAAAGCTTACCGTGGTCAAGGCCATTAAAGAGAGTTATAAAAACGCTGTACAGCCATTCTGCCTCTCTGGGACAGTGCGTATCTTACTCGGTAATTGTATTTAGTCTCATCTCGAAACAGATGATCATCTAGCGTTTGAGACGGAGTAAGCTTATCGAAGTGCTTATATATGTACCCAGAGGAGACAAGAGGGTATATCATTCTGTCCGCTAAATTCTTCCTATTCATCTCGTAGTTGTCTGCGAGCCACGATATGGTAAAGAATTCTAGATCGTATATGAAAAGAAGAAGGTATAAATACGACTTTGTTAGCTCTGGATTGCTTTCTAAGAATTCGTTCGTAGCGCTGCGAATGTTTTTTAAATGATTGTGCTTTATGTACTTTTCAGGAAGAACTGAAACATCCCTGAACATCCTGCTCTTTTTTACTTTTGACCTTGGCATACAAAATGTTTCGTATATTTGAATTGAACAAATTTACATCATGAGTCCTAAAGACACCCTCTTCTTCGCCGAAATGTACTCACTCGTCAAGAAGATGGAGGAGACTATCGACGAATTCGATATGAAAGATCGGGTTTTAGCTTCTATTGTCGTTGGGGTCATTGACTTAGACGAAATTGAATACGGAGACACATCGGCTGAGATGAAGACTATGTATAGTTTCAACCTGCAAAACAGGGAGGAGCTAAATGCCGTAAAAGAAGTTATGGATAACGCCTATGTTGATGATGACGACGATATTGATTTATCCGACTTGCTGGGTGGCTCAGGCATATCTTTAAACTAATGGACGGTCTTATTAGAAAAATAGTTATCGGGCCAAACCCGAAAGAAGGCATGGCGTACTATATCGGTATGCGTGCAGGAAAAGGACAAGTTTCTGCGATAATTTTAGATGACGATCTACTATATAGGAAATCAATTAAAAGATACCTTATATATACTGAAACAGACGGATCTTCAATGCTTTGGAAAAGTATAGAAGACATGCCCTGCTTAATTGAATTTGACTTAAATTTTTAAAATGAAAAGTTTAAACTCTTTCATTGTGTACCTTGAGAAGAGGTACGATGACGAGATTGAAACAAAAGGAGGATTAAAACTCTACATAGAGACAAAATTTGAACCCTTTAAAAACAGAGTAAATGAAGGAAAAGTTGTTGCAATTCCTGCAAAATACGAAACAGGCGTGGAAGTCGGGGACACCCTTTACTTTCATCACCTCGTTGTTCTCGCTGACGGTCAGCCTCTTCCTGTTGATGATGATCATTACGTTGTACGTTATCATCCTGAGCACGCCGTTAGTTCTCAAGCTATTGCTTACAAGTCTGCTAAAACTGGCGAAGTCCACCCTCTATCTACCTGGTCAATTCTCGAACATGTTGAGCAAAAGGAAGAGGTTAAATCAGACATTATCCAAGTTGTCGAGCTTAAAGAAAGAGAAGTCAAGAAAGCTAAAGTCGCTATTGAAAACGACCGCCTCAAAGAGCTAGGGGTAAAAAAGGGCGACATTGTAGGTATTAGAAAAGACGCTGATTACTCCTTCAAGATTGACGGAGAAACTTTTTATCGAACTCGACTAGAAGACCTTATGTATGTCGAAGTCTAAATTCACTACGATATCCGCAGCTACGCGACTCTTGGAGAGTATGGAAGTGGCTATTAACAACATGATCGAGGAGATAAAAAAACCCGTCGATCCAGATGCTGGTGGATCCGCCCGAAAAGCCGAGCTACAGTCTATTAAACAAACGGCTATCGATTGCAAAGAACTGCTCGTTGAAAGACAACGGCTAGAACAAATGGTTAAAGACCTTAGAGACAATGGAGAAATCGAACAAGAAAAAGACTACTCAGGCGGGTTCGCAGAGCGCTTCTCAAAATAACGCTAGTGGATTGATCTACTGGGACGACTATAACTTTGATAATCAATCAGATACGGCTGGTTACTTAAAGGAAGACTTCAACATCATATACGATGCCCCAGATCAGCTTAACTGAATATGAATCAACCATAGATTACTACAGCGATGAATGGACTCATGACTGGTCTACCGATGTATCTGGCGCCTCACACTTTAACCCATGTAACACGCCTAACCCACCGTGGTGGTGCGAAGAAAACGAGCCAATCCCGATAGAACCGAACATTTTAATAATTGTTGGAATGTTCATGTATGGAGCATTACTTTTGAAAAAATGCACCCGTAGCTCAGCTGGATAGAGCATCTGCCTTCTAAGCAGACGGCCACAGGTTCGAATCCTGTCGGGTGTACAAATTAAATCAAATGAAAAAAAACAAAAAGTATCCGATTATCTTCCTCTCAGCGCTAGCCTTAGAGATAGGAAGCACTATGTATATCAGCTCTGTAGCCGACAAAGACATGGCAAGCACTATGTTCTGGGCGTTTATGGGGCCGTTCATCGCTCTCCCGTTTGCTGGGTATGTAGCCGATGAAAAAACATGGAAAGGAAGATTTTATTTAGCTTTGTCTAGCTCCGCAGGTTACACCTTCGGCGCTCTATTGTCAATGCAATTTATTTTAAACTCTTAGTAATGCCAGACTTATATTGCCCAGAATGTGGTAAGGAACGCTTTGAGCGATCGCTTACTATGAAAGTAAAAGACGGGGATACCTACTACGTAGAAGGCCAGTGCGAGTGCGGATCTCAAATGAAGCTTTCTAATCCTAAAAAAGGGGTAGCGTCTCTCGGAAGGATGACGTCACACGGCCAAAGTTATTGATGCTGAATATCATAGATATAGACGGATATGAGACTAAGGGGATTAAGATCGACCCTAACGGTACAGAAGGAGAGATTATCGAACTCCACGGGTTACTTGTGGTACTCCCAAAGAAACCGAAGCGATCGCAAATACTCTTCCATGACCTACCAAAGGCAATGCAGTTGTGGAAACGCATACCTATGCCAGAGGACCTGCAAAGGATACGGAGTATGGATGAGTGGCTCGAAAAACCTGCCGAGTTTCGGAAGAAGTTTCATACTTACATCGAACAAGAGTTTCAGCGTAGGCGCGACGGTGTTTGGTTTTACAATAATGGGGTCCCTACGTATATTACAGGGCGACACTATATGTTTCTACAATGGTCTAAAATTGATATCGGATATCCATCATACCTCGCTTTCCAGAGAGAAATCTTTCTCCACATGGCTGCTTGCGAAGCTGATCCCCGTTGTTTCGGTCAGCTTTATACTAAGTGTCGTCGTTCTGGCTACACTAATGTATGCTCTGCTGTCCTTGTTGACGAGGCTAGTCAAGTTAAAGAGAAACTTCTCGGCATTCAGTCGAAGACTGGTAAAGATGCCCAGGAGAATATTTTCATGAAAAAGGTGGTTGCGATATTTCGTAGCTATCCATTCTTTTTTAAACCTATTCAGGACGGTACGACAAACCCCCGTATGGAACTGGCTTTTCGAGAGCCGTCCAAGCGGATTACTAAAAACAACAAGACGTCCCAGCAAGGCGATGCGCTTAACAGTGTGATCAACTGGAAAAACACTACAAATAACGCATACGATGGAGAGAAGTTACACATGTTGTACTTGGATGAAGCTGGAAAATGGGAAAAGCCTACCGATATCCGCGAGGCGTGGAGGATCGAAAGAACATGTCTTATTGTAGGTAAACGCATAGTAGGAAAAGCCTTAGTGGGCAGTACAGTTAACCCCATGGATAAAGGAGGCGAGGAATACAAAGGATTATGGAATGACTCTGATCCTAGCGAGCGTAATAACAACGGAAGAACCAGATCTGGACTTTACAGAATATTTATCCCAGCATACGAAGCATTAGAGGGGTTCTTTGACAGGTACGGAAATGCTATAGTTGAAAACCCAGAGAAAGAAGTTATCGGTATTGACGGAGAAATGGTTGATCAGGGCAGCCGTAAGTATCTTAAAAACGAACGCCACTCGTTTAAGGATGATCCGTCAGAGCTTAATGAAATTATTCGTCAGTTTCCTTTTACAGAGGATGAAGCTTTCAGAGACAGCATTGAGGGGAGTCTGTTTAATATAGGTAAGATCTATCAGCAGATAGAATATAACGATGATCTCTATCCAAATCCAGTCGTTAAGGGTAATTTCGTATGGGTTAAGAAAGACGAAGAGGTCGCTTTCTCTCCAGACCCAAACGGCAGGTTTCTTGTCTCTTGGCAGCCCCCTAACAATTTAAGAAACAAAAAGTTAGAGGAAAGGGGCAAAAAAGTGGCTCCAAACTCTCACATAGGCTGTGGTGGAGTCGACTCGTATGATCTTGATGCTACGGTAGACGGCAGGGGATCTAAAGGGGCTCTTCATCTGTACAATAAATTCAACATGGAAGCACCTTCTAATATGTTTGTTGTTGAGTACGCTTCTAGACCAGACCTCGCTAGTATTTTTTATGAAGATGTACTTAAGTGTGCTTTTTACTATGGCTACCCTCTTCTTATAGAAAACAACAAGTACGGAATAGCAAGATACTTTGAATCAAGAGGTTACGACGGATACCTTATGGATAGGCCAGACTTTTTGAAAAACCCCAACTCGTCTTCAAATGTTAAAACCAAAGGCATACCGTCAAACTCTCAGGACGTGATCCAGTCTCATGCTCAGGCTATAGAGGCGTATATACATGATCACGTAGGGGTAAACCATGAATCTGGCTCTGTTGGTAATATGTATTTTAATAAGACTCTTGAGGATTGGATTGGATACAAGATAGACAAGAGAACTAAGTTTGACTTAACGATTAGCTCTGGTTTAGCTTTGCTTGCTTCTCAAAAAGCTAAAAAAGAAAAACCTGTTTCAGACTTTACTGACAAGCAGTTTGTACGTAGATTTAAGCCAAAACTCTGGCACTCCTAGTTTTACTATATTTGCATTGAGTTAAAATAACTCCACTCATTGCA